CGATGTTGCCGGTGCCGGCAATGCATTTACTTTTTGCAATGTTTCTAAATTAGTAATACCATATTGGTTTTGCAAATAAGTTGTTCCGTCGGCATAAGTGGTATATGTACCATATGGAGTAACTTGTGTATTTGTAACCGTAGTAGCCGGATCTGTTTCAGGAACAACAGGTGCCACCGGAGCGGTAGGCGCGGTAGGCGCAGCAGTTGCGATAGTTGTTGGCTCGGTTGGAGCAACCGGAGCGGTAGGCGCGGTAGTTGTTGTTGGTGTTGATGTTGATATTACTGTTTGAGGACCGGCATTGGGCGTAAATGGAGTTTGTGATAACACTGTGCCATTTGTGTCAACAATTTGCCCTTGTGCATTTGTGCTGGCCAATTGATTACCATAGGCATCCAAGAATGTACCATTTGGCATCATGTATGCAGCGCCATTGACCGGACTTGAATTTAATGGTGTGGCACCACTAGCAGTCAATTCTGAACCAATTTGATTTGCGTTAAAATTTGATGTTGCCATTTCTTTGGCAACAGTATTGGGATCTATACCGGCACTTATTAATTGTTCAGGAGTGGCACCAGCACCTAATAATTGTTCAGGGGCGGCGCCAGCATTGATTAAATTTTGTGTACTTGCTCCTGCTTGGTATAAAGTTGCAGCATTAACTCCATCATTTAACAATGTTTTGGTGTCAACTCCATCACTTAGTAATTGACCTGGCGATGTTCCTGCTTGCAATAACTGTTCGGCATTGACGCCTGAATTTAATAATTGTTGTGGATCAACTCCGGCATTGATTAAATCTGTAGGTTTTGCACCGGCATCAATCAAATCATTTACATTTGCACCGGCATTCAACAATGAATCGGTACTAACACCATTGATTAACAATTGATTGGTACTGATACCGGCATTGTTAATGTCATTTAGACTTGCACCGGCATTAAACAATTGCTCACCACTTACTCCAGATCGCGCCAATTCGCTGGCACTGACACCACTGCTCAATAACTGTTGTGGAGTAGTACCCGCATTTAATAATTCTTGTGGCGTTGCCCCAGCTTGTACCAATTCTTGTGGTGTTGCTCCGGCTTGAGTAATTAATTCTTGTGGCGTTGCCCCAGCTTTGTATAATTCTTGAGTGGTTGCACCCAATTGAGTCAAATCATTAATGCCGACTCCGGCTTGGTACAAATCTCCAGCACTGACTCCTGATTGCATTAATGTTTGTGGAGCGACTCCGGCATTTAGTAAATTTTGTGTACTTACTCCTGCTGACATTAAATCTTGTGGAGTTTGTCCAGCATTTAATAACTGTTGTGGAGTAGCTCCTTGATCTAATAATGTTTGTACGCTAGTACCAGAATTTAACAATTCATTAACAACTTGTGTTGGATTGGCTTCGGTTAACAATGCACCCACTTGATTGGCACCAAGTGCTTGTACCACTTGTTCAGGTGTTGCCCCGGCTTGTACCAATTCTCCGGTACTGACATTGCTGTTTGTGCTTAAATCTCGAACTGTTGCTGGCACTTGACTGCTGGGAGTTTGACTCATGATAGTGTTAATATTAACACCAGCATTGTACAAACTACTTGCACTAGCGCCCAAAGCCAACAATTGTTGTACATTTTTTGGAGCGCCTAATAAATTGGCTGCACTTGCACCAGCCCCTAAACTGGCACCGATAATTTGTGTTGTGGTCAATCCACCGGCTACCAAACTGTCAACACTGGCGCCGCCACTTAATAAATCAATGATGGGTGCTCGTGCACCCAATAATTCAGCAACACTGGCACCCATGCCCAACATATTGGCAGCAGTTAGTCCACCAGCAACCATGCTTTCATAACTGGCACCGGCTGTCAACAATGCAGTAACGGGAGTACCCACGCCCAACAAACTGCCCACGCTGGCACCAGCTGATAATAAATTACCCACTAGACTGGCATTTAGTGCGCCTGTTGCGGCAGCAGTACTTGCAATACCTGTTGTGGTTGCGCCAGCGGCAACAGCAGTTGGCACAGAAACTGCACCACTGGCAGCAGCTGCTTGAACAGCGGCAACATTGGCAGCACTTGTTTGAGTAGCAGTAGCGCCCAAAGTGGACAATTGACTATCTGTAACTGCACTACCGGTAAGACTTGAAGCAGTCAATTCACCGGTATTGGCCAGGCCCAATAATTCAGGATCATAGATACCGGCAGCAATCAAGGCAGCACCTGTAATCAATCCAAGATTACCGCCTACTGCATGATTTAAACTGTTCCAGCCATTACTAATGTCATGACCAAGACTGTTTAATGTGCCTTCAATTGACTGAAACGGGTCTTTAAAAAATCCACCACTCATATTATTCTCTCTTTAGTGTATTTAAGCATTAGCGTTTTATCTCCGTTATTGTCATGTTTGCTCCGCCCACATAAACATTGGCGTTTCCTGACATATTTCCGGCTACTAGATAATAGGTTTGCACACTGCCGGCTGCATAATTGTAGTCGGTATAACTGCCGCTAATAACTTGTGCATTTGCAATTTGTTGATATGCTGGAGGTGTTGTAGTTTGTGAAACATTGGCCCAAGAACCAGCATATTGCAATCTTGATAATGCAGTGGTATAACTTGGAGAACCTTCATAAACTATAGTCCAAGTTGTTGCACCTGCTGTTCCAGATCCTTGTAAAATAACTTCTTCGCCGCCCACATAAAAATTTGAATCAGACCCAATTACAGTAACACTGTATAAATTTCTACCGGTTGCTGGACTGGATTCCACAATCCAAGTGTTACCGCCATCGGTGCTGGTTAAAATAGTATTGTTATCGCCCACTGCTACAAATACCAAAGTACTAGTATAAGCATAAACTCCAATGGCATTTAAATTGTTTTTTGTTGGCGAAGTTACAAATTGCCAATTGTTAAACGATCCTGCACTACGAAGTATAACTCCGGCTTGACCAACAGCTACCCAAACAGGGCCATATGTGCTGGAATGCATACAAGCAACACTGTACAGGGCATTAATGGTGCCAGAAACTGGCTGTGTCCATCCACTGGTTTGAAAAGTATTACCATTGGCATAATAATTTCTAGTATTAACCAAAATTGTGCCACTGGTGCCAACTGTGACATAATTTACATAACTACTGGGCGTCGAAGTATAACCACCACTATTAACAGTGGCAGGAACAAATCCATAATTATCTGCTGCAACACTGTAAAGATTTGGAAATTGTCCAATGTATTCTATTGTGCCAGCATCAGTTTGTGGATAACTCCATCCTGTTGTGCCAACAAGTGGAACATAAGTGCTATTACGCATAATGGTTCCTGAACTACCAACCAATAATCCTGGTGCACTCAATAAAGGATTGGCAATAGGATAATATGCATTGCTAAGAGCATTAGGATTGGGTTGCACCACGCCAGCAGCACCATAAATGTCAAAAGTAGCACTAGCATTACCTGTAGTTAGATAACTTCTTGGATTCCAAATTGTTTGATTGAATCCAAAAGTTCCTGGCAATACACTACCTGATTCGGTAATATTGTAACTTTGTTGATAAGCAGTGGAATTTTGTTTTCCAAAAAAATCTACCACACTAAAATGATCGTATCCATCTACTCCATTACTGATATAAAAATTTGTGGTTTGACTGCAATAAATGTCATTGCTTAGACCAGTCACTAGATTGTTATATGTTGTTGAAGTGGTATTGACATTGGCTGCTGTGCCATTTAATCCACCAAAGTAAACCAAGTATGGATCTATGGTTACATTGATTTGACCACTGGCAGCTCTATAAACATTATCATAAAATGTGCTTGACCCGCCTTTCCATAATTCAATTAAATTGCTTGCGGTGACCGTGGCATTGCCTTGTGTGTTGATATAAGTGTTGTAAGTAATTTGAATTTGGCTTGATCCAGTGGCTGCATTTGCACTGCCATTTTCTGTAGGTATGATTGAGGTACCGCCACCAATGGCAAATCCTCGTGTGTTGTAAGGCCACAAATATGTACTACTTGATGGATTACTATTGCCATTAACATAATTAAGTTTTGTAACTTGTCCAGAAGCAGAGTTAAACACTGCTTGTGTTGCTGCCTGTGGTTGAATGGCACCTGTGCTGACTAAAGTATTTGACACAGTGGCCAACAATATTGGTGTGTTATCTATGACTGCACTATAAGTGCTATTGGGTGCAGTATTGCCCACTGCAAAATTAATAGTATTTCCACCACCTGTGGTATAATACAAATATTTGGTGTTTCCAAATCCGCCACCGGCAACTTGAGTCCATTGGTAATCTACCGGATTGGTATCTAATGCAGGGCTATTTGTATTGTGCACACCATAATAAAGTTGATTGGTGCAATTACTAGTGAAACCACCACCAGTGGCAGTGTTGGCATACGCAACTTCTACATAACCATACAAATAACTAATTACACCCACTTGAGTGGCGCCGGTATTGGTTACACCGCTAATAACACCTGTAGTGGTATTGGCAATCAAAACATTACCATTATAATTTATATTTCCAGTTGTAGCGGCCGAATTGGCCTGTGTGGCCAACAAATAATTCAATGATTGAATTATGTTGACATTGGGACTTGCTGTTGTTAAAGCAAAATTTGTTGACATTATCTGGTATCCTGTACCTTGGTGATTTGCCAATTGGCAGCTGTCAACTGCCATGCATTGACATTGCTATTGCCGCTGAATTGCACACTGGTGATACGAGCTTCATTTTGTGAAATTTGTACCCAGGGGTTACCAGTTGTAATTGGCATGGTCACTGTGGTTTGATAAACAGCAGTGTTGGCCACACTGTCGGCGCCGCCAACAGCAACATTGATATTACCTGTTCCATAAATTTCAGGATACACACGATGCACTTGAATACTGGCCGAATAATCTTGGCCAAAACTGATGTTGTTTCTTTGAAACAAACTGCTGATTGCAGTGTTGCCTAAAAAACTTGTACCTACATCTTTTTGCACTAGAGCAATATTACCAGTATAGTTGCTGTAAACAATGGTTCTATTGGCCAAATTGGCAACATTGCCGGTCCAGAACGGACTTTCACATGCCATTGTTGCCCGGCTGACCTGTCTTGGTGGATTCCAAATTTGTAGATCATATCTATAACTCAACATTTGATTACATTGGCCAGTTGAGTTTAGATCAGGATAATAAATTTCCACTTGGTACTTTTTGCTATTGTGTACCATAAAAATTTGATTGGTATAATTGGGATTTAGATTGTTGTAAAAATAATTCTTAACACGCTGATCACCAATAGGAGTAAAGGCACTGCCATTAAAACTCCAAATATCTCTAGCATCAACACCGTAGGCGGTGCTGTCAACCACTGCAAAACAGTTTTCATTTATCAGGCCCCTTCCGTCGGTGACTTTGGTAAATGCAAACACCGGAGCTGTTGTCGAAGTATAACCAATAGGTGCCATCAACACACAATCCCAATAACTGTGAATATAAAAATTACCATTCAAAGTATATCCATCAATGGCAGGTCCGCGCACATTGATTTCCAATTGGTTGGCCACATTGGTCAAGGTTGGTGTCCAATTTTCAGGACCTGAATTTATACCAAAGTTTTGGCTCCAACGAATTGTGGTCGGTAAATTCAATATTGTTCCCGGAGCATAAGCAGTTACATTGGCAGCAATTTCTCCTGACAAATTGCCAGCTACCAACAAACTACCAACATTGGGACTGTTATAGTCTCTAACAAATCCAGTAGTCAAACTGCTATACAAGGGTATAATATTGCCCGATTGCGGACCACTTGTTGGCACCGTTACATCATAATTCCATATGTAACTGCCATTGGCACCTGGACCACCTATGTTTGCAGTTAAATCATACAAGTACAAATAGGGTTGTCCATAAACAAAAAACATTGGAGGATTAATCATGTCATTGAAAAACACAACATTTCCATTCCAAGTTGCTGTTATAACTGTGCTGGTATTATATCCAGTAAATGTACCCACTGGCGGAGTTATATTACTATAACCCACATCATCAATCAAGTACCATTGCCCTTGTATGGTTGCACAAATAAAATACCAATTGGTAGTTTTTAAAAAGCCACCAGTAACAAATATTATGTTTCCGGGTATTTGGCTTAAAATGTATTCATCGCCCGCTACTGATTTTATTGAACGAACATCGGTTTCAACATTGTATCCGGCATTGTATTCGGTAGCGCTCAATGCACTACTGGGCACATCAGGAGTAAAACTCATGTTTGTAAACGGCGTTCTAACTGCGGTGACTGCCATAAATTATCCTTGTGTAGTATTACCGGTGACAACAACATTTGGTATTGTCCATGTCCAAGTGTTGGTGTCTAGTGTAGCATCTGGTTGTGGTTGTGGAGCATAAAATACATCATGCGTTTTATCATATGTGTATCCAACTCCGGCAAAATTACCACGCAACGGCGTTCCACCATTGGCATGTGTGTTTGCTCGTGTGTTATAACTGGTTTGTATCCAAGTGCCTGGACTTGAATCCACGAAGGTATTAAAAAATTCTGGTTCGGCAACTATAACATTGACTACAGTTCCATTCAATACTTTTGCATAATGACTCATTGTTTTTCCTTAAGCTGTATAACTTCCACTTGAAGTGAAAGTAATTATAGTGTTTGATCCACTTGTGGTTATTGTTGGTGATCCAGTTGTGGTTCCTGAATAATTTGCAGTTGGAACAGAAAGTATGACAACGCCACTTCCACCTGCTAAACCATCACTGGATTCTCCACCGCCTTTATATCCACCGCCTCCGCCTCCGCCACCAGTATTGGCAGTTCCAGCAGTTCCAGCAACGAATCCGGCATTGCCGCCACCGTTATTGGTAAAACTTGTTCCGGTTCCGCCGCCACCAAGGCCGCCAGCGCCGCCAGCACCATAATTGTTTCCTGGCCATCCGCCAGTGCCTCCACCTCCACCGGCATAATAAACTGAAGAACCTGTTATTGAACTAGATAATCCAACTCCACCAACTCCACCATTACTTGCATAGCTTGGTCCAATATTATTTGGTGCACCGCCTGAGCCACCGGCTCCTCCGCCGCCGCCACCATATACAATACCGTTATTGAGTAAGTTACCACCAGCATTACCTTGACCAGTTGTGCCTGAACCACCTGAACCACCGGCGCCTGAGCCATTGCTTCCGCCACCGCCTCCAGATCCACCCGACGCAGCAGAATATATTGAACCACTGCTACCACCACCAGCACCACCACCAAGTGCTGTAACACTGAATGCAGTGATAGTAGAATCGGTTCCATTTGTGGGATTGGCTCCTGAGGTTCCACCAGTTCCACCGGCACCAACTGTGATGGTGTAAGTTGTTCCCACGGTCACCGTGGTGCTGCTGGTCAAGAATCCACCTGCTCCGCCACCGCCACCGGCTGGTGCTGTATCATAATCGGAGCCACCGCCGCCACCGCCACCAACTGCTAGATACTGTGCCGAATAAGTTGCCGGGGTTGGAGTATAAGTTTGACTAAACAATTTCCACAAATTATCTGTGGCATCATACCATTCAGGATTGCTTCTATCACTGTTGAAACGAATTGTTCCCGGAGTTGCTGTTGTGGGTCTTGAACTGTTGCCACCAATTGGTAATCCCAATCCGCCAGTGTTGATGCTCATGTTGACCACATTGCTTTGTGCGGTAATTGTTGCATTACCGGTCACGGTCAAAATATTGCCGCCAAAATTCACACTCGAAGTTGGTAGATAGCTGGCCACATTGGCATTGCTGTATGTGGTTCCGCTGGTGGCAGCAGTGGTTTGATAACTGCCGTCCTGGAACACAATACCTTTTGCCGATCCTGAAGCAAACACAATGTTACCATTGGTTTGTAAAATTGTAGCGGCATCTTCGTTCAATAACACATATCGCTGATTGGTTACTACACTGCCAGATCCGGCCCATCCACTCACGGTGTGTAAGCCCACGGCATTGGTCATCACTAGATTTCCTGTGGGACCAATTGTGCCGGCAAACAATCGAGCATAACCAATATTGCTTGTGGTGTAGTTGTTGACTGCATTGGCAGCAAAAGTCACCGAGCCCAAAACAGCAGTGGCATATTGCACATTGGCACTACCACCTTTGGGAACCACTTGTGCTCCGGCAAATTGTCCCACTGTGCTGGCCAATTGTCCTGTTCCGGTGATGCTGGCAAAACCATTCATGCCCGCAATCAGTGCTGTAGACTGACTGCTACTGCTCATGGTTCCCCAGGTTCCGCCCTGTAGATTCACTTCGGCAATGCCATTCAGGGCTCGCACACGATCATTGTTGGTCATGTTGGTGCCACTATTACCGGGCCAAACTTGAATATAATTACTGTTGCCAATAACAGTTTGTGTTGATGAAGCATGGGCCATGGCAATGTTGGCCACATGCTGACTGTTTACAAGAATACCATTTAATCCGCTGGGTGATGGTGGTTGCAAAACACCACCACTATATACCGGCTTGGGATTTTGATAATATAAATTCCAATAACTGCTGCCAACACTGGTATCTGGTGCCGAGAACGGATAAGCATTGGCAGTTACAAAACCATTTATGCCATCATATAAAACATTGCCGGCCAAGTTACCTGAAAATGCCGGTGTGCTGGCACCTGATGCAGTGCTATAGGCTGTGCCATTGGCCCAGAAGTAACCATTTGTGGTATACATACCAGCACTGGTTGTTATATTTCCGGTTTGCGTTGTGGAACCAATAATCCATACATTGGCCGGCACACTGCCGCTACCGCTGCCGTTCACGCCGGCAAGAACAATATTGCCGCCTGTGATAACTGTGGCATTGCCTGGTCCGGTTCCCACCAATTGAACTGGTGCTCCTGTCAATTGCATTATTCCACTGGTGGGTTGAATAAACAAAGTATTGCCGCCCACAATTTGTGTAATTGTGCCGCTAGATAAGTAAGCACTTACTTGCGTATTACCATATGTGGGTTGTGTGCTGTAAGCTGTGCCGTTGGCCCAGAAGTAACCATTTGTAGAAGTGTAAGTTTGTGCCGTAACACCAGCGGCGCTATTGATATAACCTCGGCCACTGGCATTGTTCATGTTGATATTGCCACCTTGGCCAGACACGCCCGAGAATGACAAATCGGTATTGTTGATTTGCAAACCATTGCTTGATGATAAACTTAAATTACCACCAACTGAACCCACAATGAATGTTACCGGTATTGGTCCAGACTGTAGTATTACCGAATTGTTTGTAGTTGGATGTCCAATTATAACTTGGCCGCCACCGGGTGCTGCATTACCAATATTTAGAACACTGGTGGTGCTGAGATATGACTGTGCGTTGGCATTGCTGTAAGTGCTGGTGGTTCCACCACCGGTTGAATACGCAACTCCATTGGCCCAAAAGAAACCATTTGTAGATTTTATATTTCCAACACTTATACTGCCTGCCAAATAAGCGGCAGTATTTACATTACTATATGCACTAGCACTAGTTTGATAGGTAGCATTTGCATAAGTGTAAAAACTACCAACATTGGCTTGTAATGTAGCAATAGCGGCATTGGCAGCAGTTACATTACTATTAATTGAAATAATACTTGAACTATTGTTTAAACTACCAGAATAAGTGGGCAGGTATGCTGCCACATTGGCGTTGCCATAACTGCTGGTGCCAAAGGTGGCATTGGCATAGGTTTCAAATGCAGTCAGATTGGCCGTTACCGAATTGATTTGGCCTTGTTGTTGTTTTGTGTTGGCATTTAAACTTTGTATTGTGGGATCGGTATTGCTGGACAAATAAGCAGCAACATTGCTGTTACCGTAACTGGAAGCAGGTGCTGTAACAGCCACAGTGGTGATGTTGGTCACACGACCATCTGCGCCAACAGTGACCACCGGAATATCACCGCTATCACCGTATGTGCCTGAAGCAACACCGGTGGGCAATGTGGTGGCATCTACAGTTAAATTGCTGTTGGTCAGATAAAAGCCAACACTGGCACTATTACCCAGCAATGTGTATAAATTTTGTGCACTTGTCAAAATTGAATTTGTAGTGCTTACTCCGTATAAACCTGTAGTGCTACCTACTGATACATTCGCCATCTTGTTGTCCTTTAATTATCGTGTTCCGAATCGTCTATCTTTGCGTGGCTGGAATACACTTGATAATTTATTATGTCCACCACTCCATTTGCCTTTGTTGTTTTGATCTTCTACAGTATCATAAGCAAGATTGTATTTGGCCAACCACTTGTCGGCATCTTCCATCATTTTTCTTTTATAATAATAGTTATGCAGTGTTCCGTATACATAACCTTCTGGCCACGAACTCAACACCTGATTGGTTTGAACTTGATTGTTGTTGCTGTCTGTGGTAAACAACAAAGGCCAAGTGGTGTAATAATACATGTTGATTTGGGCACCAGCTGACAATATTGGAATAAATTCGTAGTATTGTCCAACTTCGCTAAATTTACCACGATACACTTGTGGTGTATTGTAAGGTGCTAGAAATAAATTCTGATTCAGCGTTTGTGTAATAATGTCTCGATCACCAATACGATCATAAACAATCCAAGGTCCAGCTCCATTGGGATTGGGTCCAGTGCCGCCTGAACCTTGATTAAAAAACAATATGGGACGATTCATGTCTGCCGGAATTGGCACTTGTCCATAACTGTTTGCTGTGCCAATCGTGACCCAGGGATTGGTTCTCAATGCTGGTAATTCGATATTACGCATCATTAATTCAGTCAAGTATACACATTGCTGAATTTCGTTGTTGTCGCTGCTACCGGTAAATTGTTGCACGAATTGAACTAGATCATCTCCGGTGCTGACTGGTAATAAATTGCTCATGCTGTATGGCCTTTAAAAAATTTCTCGCTACCCACTCGGTTGGGATATGGAACTTCAATGGGTATTGGTAATTTGCCTCCGGGATAGCAAACAAAAGCATTGTATTCTCGTTCTACAACTCGGTAAAATTGTGCTTTCAATGTGCGATCATTTTTCAATGCGGCCCAGGGCATGCCACCAAAGTAGTCATTGCTGATATCAATTGCAATAACATCAGGCAGTTCCATCCATTTGTATCCCAGTTTGCCATCCGGCATAATGGGTGCTAGTGGATCTATATATCCCGCTTCTGCTCGCTTGCGATATTCGGCACAATGTTCGGCAATTTGCGGAAGATTAAATTGTTCTCGATTAATGAAAAATTTACCACCTTCTCGTCCGGTAGTAATTTTGACATTTCGACTTCCATTCCATCCTTCACGCTTCCAATCACCTTTTAGGGTGTTGTATAATCGGTCGTTTTGCAACAAGCGATCGGCTATTCCATTATCTTTTGTTACTAATCCACCTGTGTCCTGACGAAAACTGTCGGCATTGAAAGTGGGTTCTTCACTGCTATCTAGATAGCTCTTGTCTTGGTAATTTGAAAATTCGTCATTAGTATTCATATAGTATTTAGCACTCATGACAAAGCCCCTTGCGGGGCTTTGTTCAAATTGTTAATTTACTTTTTCTTGTTTCAGGATAATTTGCTGCTTGTTCGGCTATCCTTGCATCAGTTTCTTTTGTTAGTCCCTTGTTCCATGCACCGCGGTGTGCGGCTCGTCTTGCTTCACTCCAACCTTTGCCTTGGTTGGCTAAACTTTTTTTAAGTCTTGTCTCATCACTTTGTTTGTGTCCTATTTTAGCCTGTCGTAATTTTTCTTTGTGTTCTTCTGACAATGATTGACCTTTATTCCATCCCACTTTGCCTAGTTTAGCATCAGTTGAATTTTTTGTAGCAAGTATAATGTCTACATTATCTGGACTATATGGACCAATGTCACCTTTTCTTCCCATACAATATTGATTTCGTTTATTACCTCTTTGTTCCCATTTACCAGACTCTTGCCATTGTTTCCACCAAGTTTCAAAAGTATATAACCATTCAATATTTCTTTGTTTGGCTGCATATTGTTGTTGTGTATATTTTTTCTTTGCCGTCGATAATTTTTCAAATATTTCTAATTCATCCAATTCTAATCTCCAATAAAAAAGGAGCACTATTTCTAGCACTCCTTTTTATTTATGATGCGTAAGTTGATACGCTACATATTTTTGCTACTTAAAAAGAGTTGTTGTCCCAAGCGTTGAGTCTTACAACATTACTTGCAGCACGAGTGCCACCAATAATTGTTGAAGCGCCGCCATTGCCTGAACCAAAACTTACTGACTGACCGCGTGCAGAGATGTCGTGCAATGCAGCCACACCAGATGGGTTACGAACAATTAGTGTTCCTTCAAGAATGAACTGGTCCAAACTAGCGTCAGCATTTGAGAATACTTCGTTGTTTGGTCCTAGGTCACGCAATGAACCCCATTGTAACACTTCTTCGTTCAAGAAATAAATTTGGTTACCTGAACCCACTTGATCCATGATCCATGAATCAAAGATTTCGTAAGTGTAGTTGAAGTCACCTTCGTATGTGGCAATTGTGTCACCACGCTCGCTGTTTACACGGTTGATACTACGGCTTGTAGGCATTGTATCACTTAGGTGTGTTCTTAAACTTGTTGGGCAAACGATTGTGCGGATTTTTGCATTGAAACGCTGCTCAGCAGTTGTAACCAATTGCTTGTACAAGCTAGGTGCAAATTGTTGCAATGTGCCTGTGTAACTATAGAAGCTAGAACCTAGGCCTTCACCTGTGTTGGTCAATGTGGTAGATACTAGTGATCCACCAACTGTCCATACATTGGCAGTACCTTGAGTTGTAGCATCGCTACTTTCATTGTTGAACACTGTGTAATATGTAGAACCTGTAGCTGGGTTAAAGCTGTGTGTTCCGGCAAATGCGTTCAATGAACCCATTCTACGACCTAGTGCTAGTGAATAAACTGTAGATCCAACACCGTAAGCACTAACGCCATTGGCACCAGTAACTGTTCCACCACTTGAAGTAGCATTTGGTAATGCCACATTGGCAAATGTGTTGTTTGGATTAGCATCAGCTGTGGGATATGTAAACACTGTGGCAGGAATACCTACACCAGATGCAATACCACTTTGTCCTGAATACTTTGTTCCGATTTGGTCTGCACGAACAATTTGTGCTTCCACATCAAACATCAATTCAATCAATTGCTTGACTTCTTGATATGCTTGTGGATCTCCACCTGATTGCTCAACTGCACGAGCTGTTCCAGTTGCTCCAACTACAGTAGAGAAAATCTGTGTGTAATTGCCCAAGTTAGCACGGCTTTGTTGTTCAACTGCTGCTGAACTTACTGCTGCACCTTCTTGTTGTGCTTGAGTTTGTGGTAAACGATATACATCGTTTGTCCACAATGGTAAAGTGCTAACCACTTTACGCTTTTTGGCCATACACATGTTTAAAACTGGTGTATCATCTTTAACTCTGTTACTAACATCTAAATCTAGATCTTTAACAACGATATCGGTTTGGTATAGTCCAGTTCCATTGCCGATAGCTGTTGTGCTATTATAACCTGTTGACATATTAATCTCCTTGTAATGTCATTTATCTTGCTCTCTGCGCTCGCAAAGCATTCATCTTTGCTACTAAGAGGTTATCTTGGGCTTTCTTATCGCCCGCCTTGGCTTTTTCTTGAAGATCACTCAACTGGTTTCCACTGCGTGTCTGAATCGTGGTTCCTGCTTTACGACTGGTCAAAGCCGCTATGCTGGATCCTGAACTTTTAGCTACAGGTCTATCTCGATATTTTAATCCATCGCGTATCAAACTCAATAAGTGTTCGTCACTTGCGATTAGATCAATATTTTTTACACCTGGAACCAATTGTCCCTCTGCCGCACTCCAATCCTTGGCCACTTTGCTACGAATTTCATCATAAATTGCACGGTTCTTTAACTCTTTGTCCTTGAAACTCTTGCGGTTGTTTTCAAGTATTTCATTAACTTGTTGGCTACGCATTTGATAGAATTCATCTATCCTTGGCTTCAATTGATTAATAGTTGCACTTTGTTGTGCAATGTATCGTTCATTCTGGGCCATGTTGGCTCTAATCCTGGCCTGTTGGGCCGGGTCTCGAGTTTGTGCCAACTGTTGCTGAAAAACAGTTTGATAACTTTGCGTTTTTACAATTTCATCATAAGCCTTTTGTAGCTGAGGTTGAACAGTAAATTCCATTGCCAATATAAGACCCTCTGATTCGGCCCGTTTGTTTTGTAAATACTCATCAAACTCGGCTTTTTCGATCTTTAATTGTCTTGCGTCTTCACTTATCGCTGCTCCTTGGCCCAATATGGCTGCTGCTTTTTTGGCGTCGATCTCGATTGTTTCTCCATTGCGCTTAAACTTAAACTTGGCGTTTGGGTTTGATTCGGCAAATTCTAAAAAATCAATAATATCTTCGCTATTCGAATTGGTAGGGCTTACCATTTCTGGGGCTTCTACTGCTTCGTTGCTTTCGCTATATTCTGCGTCTGTTGCTTCGACTTCTGGCTCTACTAAATCGGTATTATTGTCATCACTGACTTTAACGCCTTCTGGTGCCACAGGAGCTTCTTTAGCTGCCGCTTCAGTTGACCCTGCTTCAGCTGGTTCGGTAGCCTTCATCTGGTTACGCAATGTCATTTCTTTCATCGCGGCCATCTTTTGGGCTATTGCATCCAATCCGGTGCTGACATTTTCGACCGGGACCGTCTCGGGGGCGAGATTAGGGCGATCGGTTACTATGTTTTCCATAGCGTTCCTTTCAAATTAAGAGTTGGGCTCGTCAGAATTTGTCTGTTGAGTTACCACTCGGTTTTTATAATACACTGCCCGTTTTAGCATTGTAATAAAACTTTCCATGCCCGACAACTGATTTGCAACAGCTATACGAGCGTTATTATCTTGTTCGGTATGCAATTTGACTTCGGTCAATGCATCGGTCATTTCAAATCTAAATTGATGAACAAACATTGCAAAATCTCTATTTGCAAGTAAATTTTCTGCTTGTGTGCCCCAGACCTTGATTCGGTCTTGTTGTGCCGGTGTCATCTTTTTGATATTGTTAGGATCCACACGCGGCCGAGCATTGAATGCATCTATAACTTCTTGATCTATCATTTCAATTCCAATATTAATTTATTTAGCGTTTAGAATGCACGAGCCTTATGCTCGCCAATCAAACTGACACCATCCAATTGCATTTTTGCACTGGTACCTTGTGTGTTGGCCTGAACTTCTTGAGTTTTGGCAGCATTGAGAGCAGTTTCACTTTGCTTGTGGGCCATATCAACTTGTTGAACCGCTTGTGCCATTTGCATTTGTTGTTGCATTTTTTGTTGTGCAGCCTGTTGGCTTTGTTTGATAATTTCGGTGGCTTCTTGTTCGGTGGGCAAATAAGTATCGGCATCTTTTACACCCAGAGTATACAACATGTCTTCGTAAGGTTTGCGAATCTTCTTGAATCCAGCTGGAGTCAAAGCACCGCTTTGTGACAATGCGGCAATTTCTTGTGCAAGGCCATTTTGTGCTTGTTTGATAATCTGACTGCGTTGCAAACTGTTTTCTTCACTCTTCATGCCCAGGGCAAGATCAATATGTATGGTTTTGCGCTCGTTAAAATTCATGTCATCAAAACTTTTATAATCAATGAATTCGGCTTTGCCTTCTGGGTGATATTGTTGTGCTAATTTTTTTACACCGTAGTCATCACCAAATGCAACCAAGGTTCTCCAGATCAACCAAATGGCATCTTTCAAACCTTCGGCACAATTCTTCACAGTGTTGTCTTGAATGATCTGATTGGGGCTGAGTGCTAGATTTAGTTTGGCTCCTGAGTTGCCGGGATCCATAACTTCGGGATTGAACACATCTTGTGGCGAGGTCATGCCCACCATGGCCATGCTGTCTTGTTGCATACGAGCCATGGTGTTGTCCAAGAATGTGGGATTGCCTTGTGGAATAGGCATTGCATAAATGTCGGTTGCTGGATTGAACTTGCTGTCCAAGATAAAGATTGCTGCTTCGCCATCTTGTATTTCTTCAAAGTCTACTCGATCAGGTTTGACACCAATTCTTGGTGTTGATTGCAACAAGCCTGTGAGTAATTCAGCACGATAACCTGATGTCATGTATTCTTGCATGGGCACCACACTTTCGGCAATGGCCATACCGTAAAAGTTTTGTGCCAAGGGTTTTGGAACCATGTTGGCCACTGGAATAAATTCTACTTCACGGGCACTGATAACATATTGGCCACTGTAGATAAGTTCAACAAGTTCCAACTCTCCATCATTATCAATATCGTAACGATTCCAAACAGTAAGCACAGTAACTTGTCTTGCTTCAGGCTCTTGCGCTGAGTATCCTTGTGCAGGAAGGCCATTAATTGGCACACTATCACGAGCATGCAGAGCCAAATTGTTAAGCAGTGATCCAGCTTGATATGAACCCACATTGGAATATTCGGCATAGACTTTAAACTCCTCTAGATCAATGTCGGGATATAATTCTGTGGCTTCTTGTATGCTCATGGGCTTGTAAAAACCACAGAAAGGTTGTTCTTGTATTTCAATAACAGTGGGATCACACATCCAATAGTGTTGTGCAATCGGTCTAAACTTGATATTGAGATTGTAGCCGGTCAATTTGTATTCGGCTTCGTATATGGTGTTGCGTCGAATACTGTCCTGTATGTGTCCGGGTATATCGCGCACTTCGGCACTTTCGGGCAATTGCAAACCAGGAACTACTGTGCCTGCATCTTCTTCGGCCGTTTCTGCAATATGTCGAAAATTGTTGATGTGCGTTTGTACAATTTCTTCGTGTTGAGCCTGGTCCAGGCCCTGTTGAAGTTGAGCAGTTTCTTTTAATACTTGCTGCATGTCCACATGCTTTTTGCGTCGACTGGTGCGTCTTGCTGTGAGTCCAGCTTCGCGAGCCTGTTGTTCAAAAGCAGCCAATTGGTCTTCGGTGCCTTGTGTTGTGACATAACGCACAATTTGTTCACGCATGGGCGCAATCAACATTTCGCCATTTTTGTGCAAACAAGCATCCATGACCCAGTGTTGTAAAATAAAATGTGGATCGTTATTTTGATTGATCAGCTTGTGCACCATCTCGGTGGCTTGTCTTGCTGCTGCTTCATCCGCTTCGTTGTCGGCAATGAATTCAAAATTGATCTCGCCATTTTGCGCTATGCCCTTGGTAATCACGCTGGTGGCATAATCCACAACTGGTTTTACCACGGGATGAATATAGTCAAGACCGTTAACAGGATCTGTTGAATCGGTGACGGCCAGATTTAAGTAGTGATAATCGCTAATCCTGTTAATGTTATTCTTGGTTGCCAACAAACGCAAATTTGCAGCACATTTTTGGTCAAGAAGTGATTTCATTTTTACAAATCGAGCCATCATGCCCGAATGACCGTTTAGGTTTGATATCACTACATTTCTTAAATCTAACATGTTTTTGTTTCCAGTTGGTTATTAGTTATTTAGCGATCACATCACACCACCTTCAGCACTCCAACTGCGTTTCCAAACCGGGCGATCTGTTTGATTATGCCGTTGAGTTCGGGATATGCGAGCCGTGTGTTTAAACGCTTCCATGCGTTGTTGCGGACTGCGTCCATCATATGCCTCGGCAACACCATTTAAACAACCCAGCAGGGCATATCTAGCACTATCTATTGTGTCGTCGGGATCGCTAAAGCGTCCGCGCTGATCAACATAGTAATTTTGTGCTTCACGCAAAAACTCCACACAATTTTCATTCACATGCAGGGTGCCCAGTTCCAGCATTTGTCGCATGACATTGATACCAAAACTTTTATGGTTGGTGGTGCGTCCGGCCGCGTCGGGCGGATTCATGATGGGGTCGGGATGCACATTGAGTTCGTAGCTTTCAAACAACTCACGAATACTTTGACTGTTCATGGTGTATCGACCCGGAGTGCCAGCATCGGCCGGAAGCACAATGGGTGTGCCAAACACTTCGGGTCGCATCAAATGATTTATATAATTTACGGGATTGGCTTCTTCGGTTCCTTTGACAACTATTTGTCTATCTAACCAAGCTTCTTGTTCGTGTGGCATCCAATACATTAATGAAATCACAGTTCGATCATTCACCAGGCCAAGGTCAAGAGCAATAACACGATGCATGCCGTTGTAATTTCTAAAATCATAATCTCCAGTGCGATATGTGGGCCAGTTTCTAATTTGAAACACAGCACCCTTGCCCATGACCGGAACACCGTTGCGTCTAGCATCGCGTTCGTGTGGCAAATAATCGCGTTCAAGTTGTCGTCGGGTCGAGTTTAACAAAAATGCTTCGCCCCAGGGATCGTATTCGGGCACATCATCCCAACTGACTCGAATATGTTCGTAACCATCTTCATGGTGCCAAAATTTGCTAACTAATCCGTTAAGCCCCTTGAGCGGCGTAAATGAGCACAATACTTGACCCTGAGTAGTAGCAGTTCGGGTGACGATCTCGCTAAAAAAATCATCAGGCGGTTGCTCATCAAAAACTGCAAGATTGAGTTTGAATCCCTGCATTTGTCTAACTTCTTGTGTGTAGTTAGCAAAAAGAAGATAACTGTTGCCACCCGCCGCATGACGAATTTCAACCCCAATACAATTTGCGCCATCACCGCGCATGGTATCAACAACAATGCACTCACGAGGAATAGCACCAGTCCCAATAGCGTCTCGAATCTTGACATCATTTGTTCCTAACAATTCATTTTGCAATACCAGCGCAACCTGGCTCCAACCCTCACCGGCCACCATGGCTGTTACCGGTTTGTCGAAGCGTTTGCCATCCCACCAAGCAGGATACTGGCCGGTCAGATGCATGGCAGTTTCATAACAGGTGCTGACAGTTTTACCAATTCGGTTTGCGGCCAGGATACCACGACGATCTGCGTGCCCGGTCTGAAAAAACCTACGCTGGTGATCAAAAGGTCTAAAATATTTTAGCTGATTATAGCGCATGTCCTCTTGAATGCTAAACACCAAGTCTTCAAACTGTTGTCGCACCGTGAACGGCATATGATGCAAATTGTCCACTGCCAGACGGTTCTCATCACAAACCCAGCGTATGGCACGACGCATCAGTACGGCGTTATCTAGCATTAGAAACCTCGACGGATTTCGTTTAGTCGATGTGCAGCGTCTGCCAGGTCATGTATTTCCAGTGTGCTCATGCGCCAGGTTTCAGGACGGCCAGGATCAACACCATCACGCTTGTCTAGACCGGCCTGCAGGCGTTCCATGATCAGGCGCAAACAGTGTTCGACTTGTCCGGGATACTTGTCGCCGAAGGCCTCACGATGCATTCGATTGACCTTTTGTAAAATGCGTGTTTCACTTATGAGTTTGATTTGTTCTTGATCCATTACATTAATTCACACCCCAAGGATTGTCATTAAGGTTGCTGGCATCACCCATGACAAATTCTCGATCAACCCATAATTCCCAATAGGTCTTGTTGTTGATCTTGGCCTTTTGTAATTGTGCTCGCAACACCGATCCACGCGGTGTCAATCGACCAGCACTGTCTCGAATGATTTGTTCACCGGTTCTGGGATCAACCCAGGTGTATTTTTCTGGCACTTCTTTACCAAACTTGTTGACTCGTGTGCCTACTGGTCTTGTCGAGATTGGTCCAATCACTTCGTATGTGATCACATTGTTCACATACTTTCTAAACACCACTTCACATTTTTGCCCAGTTGCAGCCCATTCGGGGTCGGGATGTGGAAATGTTTTTGAAATAAAACTGCTCACTGCTGGCACACCAACAACTTCTGAGGGTCTTGGGGGCAAGGTTCGAAAAGTATCTACCGGAATTAGATCATTTTTATCTAGGTAGGGATTTTCATTGCCCTTCATGTAGTCCTCGGGTGCTCGGCCATTGAGCACATCCATGGCTGTTTGATATTTGAATTTGTTGCTTCGACCTTTTAGATTCAGCACATGTCCAGTTTGGTCAAACACAAACTGTTCAAGATCTCGTGCTGTGGGAAAGTCGGTCATTAAACCTTCTAGATCATAAAGAGGTTCTGATTCCGCCACTGCGGTGGTGTCGGTGGGAGCTGCGCGGTCTGCCCAGGGCGTGGGCGTCGTGGCCCGAGTTGGTTTTTTGGTTGTCATTTCCGTTCCTTAAAATTAAATCAGGGACTTTTACAGTGTCCCCGAACTGTTCTCCGAACCGGTTACCGGTATCGGAGAGAATTCCGTTAATCGCGATCGCGGTTCTTTCTAGCAGCAAAGCGTCGAACTTGACTGTTGCTATCTATACCGCCAGAACCTGGTGTTTCATGTTCTCCAGGATTGGCTTCTAGTTCTCGAGCACGACCCGCAAATGCCGACAACACTTGTTCAGCCAGGGGCTCGCGCTCGGCTTTGGCATCTAGGAAATTACCACGCTTGGCGCTGTGTGCTCCCTCGTTACCGGTTCTTGGTCCCATGGGTGCATTCACATTGTCAACAGCATGTGGATTACCTGAGAAGCGTCCTAGATAGTGTTCTTCTACAAGCTCACGATCACTGCTGCTCTTTTTTAATATTCTAGTTTTCATAATTTTTCCTTGGGATTAAAATCCATCAATAACTTGAACTGTTATCTGAGCTGATGACAATTGCGCTGGATAAGTGCCGCCTCCAGTTTGTGCCACAACAACGCTGGTTTGTGTGGGCGTATAAACAACTGGTGTTCCTGACGCAACCAAACTGCCAATCTTGACAGCGGCTGTATTATCATACCACTGTATCTGAGCCGGAGCTGGCGCTTGACCAATAACATTGTTAACGATTGCAGAAGCAGTTAACAAATAAGTGACATTACCAGTAACTGTTATAGCGCCTGTAGTTAAACTGGGAGTAATTGTGGCATTGCCCCCAGCAATATTGGCAGTTGTTGAGGTAACCAATAAATTTGCACTGGTAACAGGTGAAAAGAATGTTTTACCTGTGCCATCAGTTTGTGTTGTGTATAATGCTTGAGTGCCAGCATTGACTGCACTTAAGTATCCTGGTGAAGTAGCCATATATTATTTTTTAAATCCTCGTAATGTTTCGGCTAGTCTAGCACGCCGGCCTTCCGTTCCTGGCTTTTTAGCGGCTGCTGCCAACTTCCGAGCAGGAATCTTTTCTCCCTTTTTCACATGCAGTTCTGCTCTTAGAGCACCTGGATGCTGAATGGCTTTCTGAATCCATTTGTGTGCCTGCTCCATGTGGTGCTCGGCTCGTTTCATATGTTCTTTGTGTGTGGGCTTTTTGGTGGCCATTATAGATCCTTATGCTACTGGTGTGAATACTACAGTGGGTGTGCCAGCTGAAGCTATTACAGCAATGGTAATATTACTGTCAAAGTTATTGACCTGATTCATGGTGATAACAGTTGGATAGTATGGACTTACTGGAAAGCCCACATTGCTGGCAGTAACTGAACCTGAGTTGGCCCAGTTAACATAGACTGTATTGGTGGCATCTAAATTACTTACCAACACATTGTTGATGCTGTTGGCACTGCCAACATCCAGGTAGAATTGGCTACTGGTTGTGGAGGCGGTAACAGTCTTACTGGCGTTCTGTGGTATTGCGATATAAGCATTATAACTCATAATTATTTCATTCTCACATTAATAGCATCTGGATTGGGGAACTTACGCGGTGTTTTCATAGCACCTAAATTGCGTCCCTGTGCGGCAGTTGCCATAGTCAATTTCATCTCATCACGAGTAGCTGAGGGTCCAACACTTTCCATGCGATCACGAGTCTGATCACTGGTGTTGCCCTTGCGGCTACTAGCAAACTCACCAGCATTGATACGATCTGGATTTGCGACTCTATGACATTCTGGATTCATGCCACGGCGTGCTAGACTCTCATCGCGGTTTACGCCATCACCCATCTGTCCATTAAATGCAAAGTCAGCGCCATCGCCTTTCTGATCAGCACGAGTATTGGGCATGTATTTGCCTTCATTGGGTTTCATTGTGTTACCGGGTTTACGGCTCAAGGTTGTGTTTTTCATTTCGACATTTTTCCTTTCGCCATTTTAACGGCATGATGATCTTCTTCATGTTTACGGCCATCTGCGTGTTTCGCATTGCGAGCATGACCGATTCTAGTTTGCATTGCAGGATGTGCTGCATTGTGTTCTAGATTTTCTACACCGTAGAAGTCACTAATGTGTGCTTCTCCAAATGCCTTTTTACTAGACATTGCACTACCAATGTTGGCAGTGTCGGCTGCGGTCTCGTGTGCTTCAGGCATCTGTGAACGGTTGCCCACATTGACCGGTCCTGGCCGGTTGGCTTCACGACTGGCCGGACTGCCCTGCTTCATAACTTGTGTAGTTGGGTTTAAATTGTAAACACCTTTGGCTTCTTTTGCTCGCATCTTTATTTCCTTGTATACTCACCAACGGAGTGAGTGTCTTCATTGTTATTTAGCTGATGTTCAGCACGGGTCATCCGGGTTGATGTGGGTCTAGTATATGTAGGGCTTATGACATGGCTGTGATAAGCGTCGGACCTTGCTGCAACTGAACCACTGTGTGCAGGAGTCGCCGCCTGATCAGTGGTGCTACTGTTACTGGGTCGTCGTGTAATCGAGCTTTCGCCCTGTGCTGATTCTGAATCACGCATTACTTTTTAGCCTTTGTTTTCTTTTTAGCAGCTTCTCTTTTAACCGCATAGCTTATGGCTACGGCTTGCTTTTGTGGTCGACCAGCCCGCATCTCAGTTGCAATGTTCCGGCTTTGAGCCTGTCGACTTGTGCTTTTAATTAATGGCATTGTGTTTCCAATTGTATTTTTATTTATATCTATTACAATCCTGGAAAACTGCGTCCAGTCCGGTTGGCCCGGCTTACTGATCGATCAGGATTAAGTTGGTCCGTTACTCTAGCACTGCTCGGTCTACCACCAAAGTGGCGTGCATGATAGTGAACCGATTCACTTTCAGTTCTTGCACTATGGCTCGTGCTGTCGGTCTGCCGACTCGTGTTGCGTGGTTCGCGTGTGAGGTCGTGTTCAGGCATGGGATTCTGTCGGTTGCCGAAGTGATTTAACGGTCGCACTTGAGCCATTATTTTATTCCTGCTATGTCTCGTAAGGCTTCGGCAAAAGCTGCTTTCTTGGCCTGCACCAGGTCCGTGGTGTCTTCGACTTCGACATGTTGTCGGTCAGCTATGATCTTGCCCAGAAACACTTTGTCATAATCTCTAACACCGGTCCAGTCCTTGCGATCAATTGATTCCACATAGTTGCGGGCTATTTGTGCCGAGTAAGGTATTCCCAGTTCACGATCAAGATCAGCCAGTAGGTCTTCCATCTTTAATTTGTTTGTGCCACCCTTGGGTCTACCGGCACCGGGTCTTGCTCCACCACGACTTGACACTCGTGGCCGTCCAGTCTTTGCATTCGATTTCAATTTGGTTTCCATAATTTTATTTATGGTCGTGATTGGGTTGAAACCTTTTCCGTTGCGCTGGCGATCGCTAATTGAAAAAGCCCCCTTTCGGAGGCCAAAACCTAATAAACATTAGGGAGGTTCTAGGTTTTAATTGGAATTGATTCGATCTTCAATTTCAACAAAAAGATTCATAATACAATAAATCAACATGGTTTGACCAATTATATAAACTATGGGCAATATTAGAATCCAAATTGCCAACATTAGAATGGTATAAAGACCGGCTAAAATCAGTCGAAGAAAACTCCCGTTGGGTTCATATATACCACCAGGAGTGCTCAAAGTCATCAGAATAAAGTGTTCTATTTCACCCACAGTGTTTTTAAGACATGTCATTAGCCAACTTAAAAAATTATAAATTTTCATTTCTATTCCTTTATTTGTTAGAAAGCCCTTTCGGGCTTTGTTTATTTTCTTTCTAATACTTGTCTTAAATGATTATTCCACATAGTTT